CAAAGTTCAGATAATCCAGATGATTTATTTGATAATAAAACTGGAAATTTTGATGATGCTAGTTCTAACTTTGATGGCGATACCCCTGCAAACTGTAATGCTCATTTAGAAATTGCTACAAGTGATGACAATAGTACATACACAGATTTTAGAAATTTTGTTATTGGAGAATACGAAGCTAGATATTTAAAATTTAGAGTTGTTTTAACTTCAAGAGATTTAGCAAGTACTCCAGTTGTATCGGCTGTAACTGTAAATGTAGACATGCAAGATAGAATATTTAGTGGCAATGATATTGTTTCTGGAACATCAACTAAATCTGTTACGTTTACAAATCCATTCAAAAGTGGTAACTATGCTTTAGGAATAACTGGGCAATCAATGGCAACTGGAGATTATTTTACAGTTTCAAATAAAACAATAAATGGATTTGATGTTGCCTTTTTAAATAGTTCTAATTCTGGAGTTTCAAAAACTTTCGATTTTATTGCAAAGGGATTTTAAAAGGAGTATAACAAACTATGACCTTACCAAGTTTACCAACCGATTTAGCTGTAGCTAATCAATCTTTCCCATCATTTAGAAGTGATTTAAATGAAGTTTTAGATGCCATTAAACAAACCCATGCAATCGCATCTTCTACAAGACCTGCATATGCTGAACAAGGTATGTTTTGGCTAGATTATTCTACTCCATCTGCACCCATTTTAAAATTTTATGATGGAACTGATGATATAACATTTGCCACATTTAATGTTTCAGCAAATACAGTAAACATATCTGATTCAGCAACAGATGTTTTAGGTGATACAAGTCCACAATTAGGTGGTGATTTAGATGTAAATGGGAATGATATAGTTTCAACATCAAATGCAAATATTGATTTAGTTCCCAATGGTACTGGTGATGTAACTTTACAAGCAGATACAATCCAAGTTGGAGATAGTAATGCTAATGCAACTATTACTACTAATGGTACTGGTGATTTAATTTTAAACACAAATGCAGGTACAAACTCTGGAAATATTACTATAGCTGATGGTGCTAATGGCGATATTACTTTAACACCAAATGGAACTGGTAGGGTGGTTTTAGGAACTGCTTGTTTACCAAAAACAAATGCTTCATCTGGTTTAACCTTAAATTTTGATACCCACCAAAATCATTTTGTTAATTTATCATCTGGTTCAAATACTTTAGCAGAACCAACTACAGAGGCATCTAATGTTGGGCAAACTGGTGTTATAATTTTTATACAACCATCAAGCAGTAGTGCAGGAACAGTAAGTCATCATACAGATTATGAAACAGTCGGTGGTGCAACATTAAGTTTATCTTCTGTTAATAATGCTTATGATGTCGTGCCTTATATAATCAAAGCAGATAATTCAATCTTATTAGGAACACCACAACTAGGGTTTGCATAATGGTAAGTTCAGAAAATTGGTTTGGAGCAAGTCCAAGTTTCTATAATGGTGCAACTTCTACTTCTATGAGATTTAGGAGAGGAGTTGGCAGTAACACAGAATTAAATAGAGACCCAAGTTCGGCAGGCAATAGAAAAAAACATACTTTAGCTTTTTGGGTTAAGAGATGTAAACCGAGTGATGGAAGTCAAATTGTGTTATGTGCTTTTGCTTCTTCATATTCAGATTTCGCATATTTTAGAAGTGATGATAAATTTGAGTATACTTTGGGTAATGCATATAGTGTTGCAACTGATATGGTATTTAGAGACACATCTGCTTGGTATCATATTGTGGCACATTTTGATGTAGCAAACAGCACAACTACTAACAGACTTAGATTTTGGGTAAATGGTGTTGAGCAAAGCAAAACTGTTACATATGGAAGTTACCCTGCTGACCAAGATTATGCTTTTAGTAATACAGTTGACCAAACAGTAGGAGGTGCAACACACTTTAGTGGTTATGAATTAGATGGTTATTTATGTGATTTAAATTTTATAGATGGCAGTTTAGTTCCTTATACTTCTTTTGGTGAATTTAAAAATGGAATTTGGGTTCCTATAAAGATTGACACTTCTGCAATAACTTATGGAACAAATGGTTTTAGAATGTTGTTTAATGGAACAGACACAGATGGAGCATCTACAAGTGGTAGTGTAAATGCTAATAGTGTAGGTGCATCAAGTGTAAATTCAAATCACTTTCATGCTTATAGCACAGCATTAGCAAATCATTCTGCATTGCCTGATTCGCCAGAAAACAACTTCTGCACCCTTAATCCTTTATATATGTCGGCAGGAACTGTGTCAGAGGGCAATTTAAGATATGATAATAGTGCATGGAACGAAGTAGCATCAACATTCGCTTTTTCATCAGGTAAATGGTATTTTGAGGTGAGATTTGATGATTATGATTCTTCAGCACAAGCACTCGGAGTTGGAATTAGAGAGGTTGGTAGACAACAAATAGCCTCAGGTTCTTGGTGGCATCGTAACACTTGGTCTAATGCTACAAATGGCTATGTTTATGGAGTTAATGTGAATGGAACTACCGAATATAAGATAACTGGGGGAAGTGAAACAAGTATAGAAAGTTCTGCTCCTGAGATTACAGCAAATGTAGTTGTTGGAATAGCAATAGATTTAGATAGTTCTACAACTTCAATAAAATACAATGTAGATGGTGGAACTTTTTTCACTCTTTTTGAAGATATGGAAGCACTTACTTACCACCCTGCTATAGATGGTTATCAAGCACAAGCAACGATAAACTTCGGTCAAGATAGTTCATTTGCAGGACAAGAAACAGCTACATCTAATGCAGATGCAAATGGCAATGGTACGTTCCATAGTGCTGTACCGAGTGGCTATCTTTCTTTATGTTCAGCTAACCTACCAGAAACAACCATAAGTCCTAATGCTGATACACAAGCTGATGACCATTTTAATACAGTTCTTTATACTGGTAATGATTCAAATGGACATGGTAGAACTGGTGTGGGTTTTCAACCTGATTGGACATGGATTAAAGCAAGGACAGATTTTAGAACTCATGTTCTTTATGATTCTACTAGAGGTGCTGGAAAATATTTAAGTTCTGATTCTCAAAATGGACAAGGAACAGATACAACATCATTTGCTTCATTTGATCCAGATGGTTTTACTGTAGGCACATCTGAAAATTATATTAATAATAGTTCCCACACATATGTAGCTTGGAACTGGAAAGCAGGAGGAGCAACACCATCAAAAACTTATAAGGTTAAAGTAGTTTCTGATAGCACCGATTATGGTCATGGTACTGGCTCTAATAAATATCAATTTTTTAAAAGTGATGGTTCAACTGGATTTGGTACAAATGGTGTAGATTTAGATTTGCAAGAGGGTGGTACATATACGTTTGATTGGTCTGATAGTTCTGCACAATCTCACCCTTTAAGATTTTCATTAACAAATGATGGCACACATAGTAGTGGAACAAGTGCAGGTTCTGAATATACAACTGGAGTTGTAAAAGATGATTCTGCATATTTAACTACAATAACACTTCCTACAACTGCTTCTGGTGGTGTTGCTAATCTTTATTATTATTGTCAAAACCATTCTGGAATGGGTGCAGAGGTTCGGACAAACGCATTATTCGGACAAACTAACTTTGATGCAGGAAGTGGCTCAAATATATCAAATGGTACTGCTAATATTGCTACAGTACAAGAAAATCAAGATGCAGGGTTTAGTATAGTTACGACAACTTTAACAGTAAGAAGTACGGCAGTAGCAACTATTCCACATGGATTAGGGTCAACACCACATTTCATATTAGCAAAACAATATGATACGGCTAATATATGGTCTATATATCATCAAGACATACCATCTAATTCTTTAATGTTAGGTGGTTCATATGGTGATGATGCTATGAATAGTAACAGTAATTTTTCAAGTGTAGGTAGTACAACTTTTGGACATCAAACTAATTCTATTAGTAATAATGCTAATGAAAATCATATTTTTTATTGTTTTAAAGAGATAGCAGGTTACAGCCGTTTTGGCAGTTATACTGGAAATGGTTCAGACACAGATGGCACATACGTCTTTACTGGGTTTGATGTTGGGTTCGTTGTGGTGAAAAATAAAAGTACTGGTAGTTGGACAGTTTATGACAATGCAAGAAATCCATTCAATAATAGGTCTATAAGACTTGCATGGAATGTAACAAATGATGAAACAGATACATCAACTCAAGCAGTGTCATTTTTTTCTAATGGATTTAAATTAATGTCTAATAATAGCGATCAAAATGCAACTGGTGCAGGTTATGTATACATGGCATTTAGTTCATCAGCACCTTTTAAGTATGCAAATGCAATATAGGAGAAAATAATGGCTTATAAATATAAAGATAGATACCTTAAGGTTGGTAAGGCATGGCAAGATGATGAAAATTTTAAGCACCCATATAACTGGCAGTCATCTTGGTCTGCTGATGATTTAAAGAAGTGGGGTGTAACTTTTGAAGCTGATGTTGATACAAGTTATGATAGTACATTTTATTGGGCAAAAGGTATTGAACGTAAACTAGCAGATGAAAATGTAGTTGATGATGATGGCAAGGCTGTTATTGACTCTATTACTGGAAAGCAAAGGGTTCAGTTAGGCTTAAAATCTATATGGATTGCTAAAACAAAAGAAACTACTAACAACAAACTATCTAAGTCAGATTGGGAAATAACCAGAAAAGCAGAAAAAGGAACTGCTATAGCTTCTGCCACAACTACATACAGAGACAAAGTCAGAACTGCTTGTGATACAATAGAAGATAAAATAAATGCTTGTAGTAAATTAGCTGATTTTAAAAAATTATTTGATGTTCCAGTAGATAGTGATGGCAAACCAACTGGAAATGCTCCAATTTTTGACTACCCAGACGAGGTGTAAATGGCAAAACCATCATTACAAGAAATTCATGTTTCTTTAGAAAAACATATAGTTCTATCAGACGAAAGATGGAAAGAAAGTATCTTGAGAATTAAACGTATCGAACATATTATGATTGGTACAAGTGGAACTGCTATTGTTTTACTTATAGGTTTATTAGTGAGGTAGAATGGTTGTTGCAGAAGTTCTAACTGGTATTGCTCTAGTTCAAAAATCAGTAGAGTTTATTAAAAGCAACATCAGTACAGTTCAAGATATATCAGGCATAGCCAAGCAAATTGATGGGTTCTTTCTTGGTGAAGAACAAATGAATAAAAAGCAGGGAAAAGGCATGTCTATTGCTGAACAGTTTGGTTCAGTAGAAAAGTCAGCAGATGATTTCATTAATCGAAAATTATTAGAAGAAAAACGCGAAGAATTAAAATTCATAATCAATATGAGATTTGGTGCGACGGCTTGGGATGAAATTATTTCTGAAAGAGCCAATAGAATAAATCAAGCAAAAGAAGCACAAAAACAAGCAAGAATTCAAGCTAGAAAACAACAAGAAGAAATAATGGAGATTCTAAAATGGGTTGGTTATACGTTTATTGGCATTGGCTTAATGTTAGCTGTATTGGTTGTAACTGTAAGAGCGTTTGCTTACGAGTACAAAAGTAAAGATTACACCAGACAACAAAAAATATGGCAGGGGAAAATACAAGAAAAAAAATACACAACTTGTAGATTAAAGAAAATAGTTAAGTCTCAAATTACTGGTCAACAAGCATGTATATATCAAGGTGGCAATAAAACTTTTGAAATGATGATAGAAAAAACCTGCCCTAAACAATATAAATGCTATTATAATCCTCATGGTGAAGAACCAGATATTGATAAAGTAATGGAAAGTTTGAGGAGTATCGCGAAATGAAAGAAAAAAAATTAGATACTAAAAAAATGTATGAAAAACCATTAAAACTTAAAATAGATGAAAATAGTTTTGAATTATCTTTAAGAATATTAGGAAACGAATTTGTTGCAATAAAGATTGGTTCTACAAATTTTTCTGGTAAACTAATAGCAGGTGGAATTTTATTGTTGTTTTTTACCCTTATTTTATTAGAGGGTTTTGGTTTAAATGAGATATTATTAAGATGAATGTTGAAACTTTTTTAAAATGGAAAATACTGCCAAGATTAATGATGCTTGCTAGTACTGTAATGTCGTGGAGATGTGCAGAATGGTTTATGGGGTTAGATGCACCCACAGCATCACAATCAGCTTTTGTATCGGTTGTTATGGGTGTAATGACTGGAATTTTTGGAATTTGGATAGGTCAAGAACATAAGGTGGATAAATAATGGATTTAGAGACATTAAAAGACGATATAATGAGGGAGGAGGGTCATTTGGTGCTAGAACCCTATCAAGACCATTTAGGCTTCTGGACAATCGGCTGTGGGCATTTAATTCGTGATGATGAAAAAGATGAACTAATGAACCCAATAACAGAACAAAGAGCAAGAGAACTATTTGTTTTAGATTTAGGGGTTTCTATACAAGATGCAGAAACTTTTTATAAAGATATGGATATAGACGATAATGTTAAAGAATGTGTAATCCATATGTCATTTCAATTAGGGTTGCCAAAATTAAATCAATTTAAGAAATTCAAAAAAGCATTACAAGATAATGATATTGAAACAGCTATTGCAGAAATGAAAGATAGCAGGGCATATAATCAAACCACAAATAGATGGGATAGGTTAATAGAAAAGATGAGGAAAAGTATCTAAGTTGTTGATTTATAAGGGTAAATCCCTGGAGAAAGGTTAATAAAATGTTAACAGCACTAATTGCACCAGTATCAAAATTAGTTGGTAAATTTATAGAAGATAAAGACCAAAAAAATAAGTTGGCACATGACTTGGCAACATTAGCATCTCGCCATGCTCAAGAATTGGCAAAAGGTCAAATTGAAGCTAATACAGCACAAGCCAAACACCCTTCTCTATTTGTAGCTGGTGCAAGACCAGCCATAATGTGGATTTGCAGTCTGGGTCTACTATGGGAATTTTTCTTAAAACCTATCGCAACATGGGGAATTTTAGTTACTGGTTCTGATATACCTATGATTAACATTCCCACCGATGGATTAATAGGGTTGACCATGAGTTTATTAGGATTATCTGGAATGAGATCATGGGAAAAGACAAAAGGTGTTGCAAGGGAGAATATGAAAAAATGATGTTGTGGCATTGGCTAACATTAGCTAAGTTTTTTAATAAGATTGGGAATTATTTTTATAATCTTCATGTAAAGACACTAAAAAATAAACAAAGAAAGGAAAGAGAAATGCCTAAAGGATATGGATATGGTACAAAAACCAAGCCAATGAAAAAAAAGAAAAAGCCAGTAAAAAAGAAGAAGAAGTAAATGGTTTTAGTAAAATCTATAAAAAATATTACTAAGGATTTAACACCCAGACAACGTAAAACCATGAATAGTCATGCTAGGCATCACTCATTAAAGCATATGAGGGAAATGGCTAATGCTATGAAAAAAGGTTCTACATTTTCTCAGGCACATTCTAAAGCTATCAGGAAAGTTGGAAAATGAGTGGTCTAACAACTACTTCTACTATTTCGGAACTTATAGGGAAAAGACCCATGAGAAGAAGAAAAACTAGAACCAGAAAGAACAAGATGCCCTTTAAGGGCGATTTTAGGGCAGTACAGCGACTTTTGTCCACTAAAAGGCTAAAGGGTTAGGCAGTATCCTCAACACCTCATAGGAATGTTAGTTTCAATAATTTGTTTTACTTGATCTAAACATTCGGTCAGACCCCCCTTGACTACAAAATGAGGTGTACCTAATCCTTTAGATTGTACTGCCCACAACTTTTGATTTTCGGATAATCTACCCTTTTCGTTTTTAAGTTCGATATAAAGAATTTTACCCATAGGATATTCAACAATTATATCTGGACAGCCAGATTTCAAACCCATTTTTTTCATTTGAGCATGAAGATAAATAGACCTTTTACCCTCATTTGGAACATGAAAATGTCTGAAATAGTAGGTATTGGCTAAGATGTTTAGTAGCTGATTACAAGCTATTTGTATGGCTGATTCTTTAGTCATAAGGGGTAAACCTAGTTCTGTTTCACTTCATATAAATACTGCGATTTATTTAAGTACCTCGAAGAAATAATCTTTACCCCCTATTTATACTACGATTGGAGATCAGAGTATAATTACTTTCTATCATATAGTATCAAATAAAGCCATAATTAACAATAGTTTGAAAAAAAATTAAAAAAA